TGCACCTTCATTTGCAGTTGCATTTGCAGGCTGTGCAGTAATAGAAAATGTTCTATAAACTCCTAGTAACACTGCGTTTGTAGTTGCAGGAGAAGATGCACCAACAGCAGATATTACACAACGATATTGGTCATTATGATCATCTGCATATGTTGTAAGTCCTGTTGTATATGACGCTGAAGTTGCACCCGATACTGGATTCCAAGCACCACCATTATCATCTGATTTTTCCCACTGGTATGTAACATTAGGTTCATGGGATGATTGCCCTTCAAGACCACCGCCTCCACCACCACTAGGAGTGTCAAACTGATCTGTATCAAATGAAGATGATGCAGCGTTACCACCAATAGGTGCCATTGTCACTCCACCAAGTGTTGTGAATGTTGCAGTCTGTCCCTCATTTATTGTTGCAGCAGCTGGTTGAGATGATACAACAACTGTTACAGTTTCTACTTGTAATGTAGCAGCATTAGATGGTGTAGTGGTTGCACCCGCACATGAGAGTAAACAACGATACTGGTATGTGTCGTATGCAGATGTTAATGTAGGTGTTGTATAAGTTGTAGTTGTTCCACCAGTTCCTTCTGATACATCAGACCATGTAGATCCATTGGTAATAGATACTTGCCACTGATATGTAATATCGCCAGGATCTGAATCTGATGTAGTTGCAGCAACACCAAAGGATGATGTTCCACCTACTGCACCAGTTATATTAACTGGTTGAGATGTAATATTAATTGTTCTTTGTACAAACAGTCTTGCAGCAGATGTGATAACCTCACTTGCACCTGTTGCATTTAGTTTGCATCGGTAGTAATCACCGTAACTGTCATCATAAGTTGTAGAACCAGTTGTATATGTTGTAGTGTTAGCACTACTTATATCAGAGTAATTTACTCCATCACCGTTCTCAGACTTCTGCCATTGATATGTAACAGTAGCACTATCTAAAGTAGAACCAACTGCAGTAAATGATCCTGCAGCAGGAGCAACAGGTTGTGAATTCGATGGTTGTGTATCTACAGTAATATTTCTGAATACTGTTAATGTTACCGCATTTGTGTAAGATGGTTGAACTGAAGTAATAGTTTCTAATTTACAACGATACTGGAAGTTGTTTTTAGCAAAGTCATCATCTACAGTCAGTGTGTTTGTGGTTGCTCCACTATATCCACCACCGTCAGTAACGCTTGCCCAACCTACACCACCATTAACTGAGAACTCCCATCGGAATGTAATAGTAGATCCATCAGAACTGATACCCGCAACAGGACCGAAACTAACTGTTCCACCAGATCCCGCTTCTACACTACCACTAGTTGGTTGTTGTGTGATGTTAACTAGAACACCTGTTCCTCTTGTAGTAAAATTATATGATCTAAGATTACCTGTTACATTTTCTGTGACTGCAAAGTTATATGTTGTATCAACATAGTCTGAGGTAACAGTTCCAGATAAATTACCTGTTGCTGTATTAAAGGTCAAACCAGTAGCACCAATAGAATCTCCACTTAATGTATATGCTTCAAAGGTTGGTTCGTTTGCAAATGTAGTTCCTGATAGACCAAGATCTAGATTTACAGTATCACCATTATCATATGGTTGTCCTGTTAAAGCACCACCATTTGTAGTCCAAGTTACATTAGTGTCTATGAAAGGATAGAACGCACCTCTTGATGTTGTCAGACTTGCACCACTACCATTGTAATTAAAGTCAACACCTGTGTCTACTGGATAATATGCGACAGCAGAACTTTGATTTGCTGCTTCTTGTGTGTCTGTAGAAGAGGTTAAAGATGTTGATGTAGATACAACACCATCATAACTTTCATGAGTTTTTCCTTCTGGATTTATTAACGCCAGATAATTATTTGTTCCACCACCAGTTGTTCCTGCACTAGCATTATTTGGTGCTTGAACTGTAATACTATTATTAACACCACTCTCCGCTTGTATGTTTAACCATCCAGACTGAGATAATGTTGACATGTTTATACCGCCAACTACCACAGCACCACTACCGCCAGGTGCAGACTGGACTGTTATAGATCCTATCATACCAGGATGGATACTACACTGATAGTAAAAAGTTCCTGCTACAGCTGGAGTCCAAGATACTGTTGCATTACCTGTAGAACCTTGACCACTAGCAGTTGGAGTTGTTACGTTACTACCTTGACTTGCTACTCTGATATAGAATGGGTGAATACTTGATACGTTACTTAAGTTAAAGTTGATTGTATCTCCAACATAAACTGTAACCCCTATGTTGCTACCACTAACAGAACCATTCCTATCAGTTCCATTAAGAGTATATACACTAGAGTTTGGTGCAGTGGTTGTAAGATTAAATGTTGTTGGTGTAGAAGATCCTGCTCCTGCTGTAGATCCAGTAGTCCTTAACTGAACCTTCTTACCCACGTTTCCTAAGAAATGTGAAGCATCAGCTGGGTTGAACTTGATCTCTACAAAGCTATTTCCTGATAAAGTGACATATGGATTGTCTATAAGTTTCTTATCTACTATGCTGTTGATAGGATAGTTGCCATGTGTACCTGTTCTAATATCACCAGCTGATCCTGTGGTTCTGATAAATTCTTTTGCTAAACCAGGTAAATTATTTGTAGTTAAAGTATATCCATTCTTACCACACCATGATGCTATAATACCGCAAACAATAGGTGCTGAAAATGATGTTCCATCTATAGTGCTGTAATTTGTTGTGCTTGTATATGGTGTGTTAGCAGTCCAGTCATAAGCAGGAAGTGTTATTTTTTCACCAGGTGCTACTGTGGTACAACCTGATCCATAGTTAGAGAAAAACGCCCATCTATCATTATAAGATGTAGCACCGACTGTAATTTTGTTCTGGTTTGCATCTACATTATTGATACCACCATTAGTATTATCTGGGTATCCTGCTGTTCTTGCACCCGCTATTATTTTAGTTTGGCAAGGTCCTGCAGTTACATCACTAGAATTCTTAAATCCATTACCCGCAGATCTAACAATAATAAGATTTTTTGTGCTAGCTATAGTTCCTTCAATATCATCTAGCATCTCTTCATCAACACCCGCATCATCTCCCGCATCATTTAATTCAATGTTAGGGTTGTTTGCTGTAGGAATTGTAGGACCGAAAGATGAATTGATAACAGCTGGACGATTATTACCTTTGTAATTAGCATCAGTGCTATCGTTATGATCTATAACTGCTTGATATGCTGATAGTATTGCACTATAAGAACCACTTACTGAGCTATTAAATGCCTTAAGTGCATATATCTTTGCGTCTTTTGCTATTCCAGCTGTTCTACCAGCTGCAAGAACAGCACATTGAGTTCCATGACCCGCATCATCTTCGTTGTTACTTCCATAAGCACCCGCAAAATGACTTAATTGATTGACTCTATAGTTCTGTTGTTCAGCAGTTCCGTTCAGATCACTAACAAAGTCAGGATCATATAGTTCTGGATGTAGTGCTGCGTTGTTACCTGTAGGTCTACTTGCACCACGAACACCAGAGTCAATGATATAGATGTCTACGCCATCTCCATCAGCATTGGTGCTTTGACTAAACTGTCTGTTTAAATATTGCCTATCTTGCTTTGTGATTCTATCTAAGTGCCACAAGTCATGTATGTTTATAGTTCCATATCTATCTGGACTTGCAGTATATCGTCCCATACCAGGATGAGTTGCACAATAATAGTACAGGATAGATGGTGTAGACGAACTAACAGTTAATGTTGTTGTTCCATTTGTGCCAGGTGTTCCTGATACAGCAACTCCAGATGTTAAATCTCCTGTTCCACCTGTAGTATGTGTTCCGTCTTGAGTTTCTGAAAATCTAAAAGGATGTCCACTATTACTTGAATCACTCTGATCAAATGTATAGGTTCCACCTTGCATGAAACCACCATAGTTATAATATCTAGCGTACGATCCACCAGATGTTTGTGAGAATACAAAGAAGTCACTACCACCGATATTCTGAACCTTTACATATATTGTTCCACTTCCACTTGTTGTAATATTTCTTGTATTGCTTGTTGCTGTTGTTTCTCCTTCAGTATTAAGAGATGCAGAACCAGATGTCTCCACATAGGTAGTTGCCTCAGTTGGCATTGGATCTCCAGAATATACTTCCTTATCCCATGTGGCATTCTTTACCACATTCAATGCTTTTAATTGAACAAGTTGATTACTTTGATACGCTGCAGGGCAATCAAAGGTAATAATTTTAAATGTTCTAAATTGTTCTACAAAGGATAAGTAACCATATAAATTCAAGATCGCTGCACATGCTTGATCTATACTATAGTTATCGTTGATCCTTACTATTACCTTCTTCATCCGTTGGTTCAATAAGTCCTTCAGATATATTTATGTATTACCGTCCCCTGCCTTTGCTAATAGTTTCTGAACATCAACTTCGCTTACCTGTTTGTCCATTCTCTCTACAGGTTTGCAAAATTTTATATCGTGTTTTTCATCAAACACAAACTTAGTTCTTAGGTGTGTTCTATCTCTTTCTACAATTAAATGATAGGAGTGTCCGTAAACATTAGTGGTAAATCCAATTGATATAATTGTTCTACCATCATAAAGTTCTCCCGTTTTATACGGGCATGTCTCTGCAGTTCCATTAAATTTAATATGAAACTGCCTAGAGTTTACATGTTCTTGTTGTCTAAGTTCACTTGACTTCTTCAGTGCCATCTTTTTCTGGTTCCTTAAGTGTCATGTTAAGTGCTTCGATTGCACCTTCCAATCTCAATACTTGTTCGTTACGATTTTTGAGTTGTTTCTCCAGTTCAACAATTGTTGCCTTTTGTTCTTTTAATTGGTCAGTAAACTCTTTGACCATTTGAGAAGCGTCCATAGTTAAAAATGATAAGTGTATTATTTATCCCATTTGGATAAACGGTGGTGGTTCGTTCATGGATCCCTGTTGAACCCCTATAGATCCACCAGTTTGTCGATACATGACCCACCCTGTTATTATATATTTGGTTTCTTTAGGTGCAACTTCTGACTTATGAAAGTGTGTCCAACCCGCTGGCCAGATTACTACTTTACCTTGTTCTGCTGCACATCTATAGTTCTGAAACTTAAATTCAGTTCCACCTTTTTCTTTTATAGTATTCAAATATATTGACCACACTATTTGTCTATAAGAATTTCTATCAGATACTGTCTCTGTATGCCATTGAAAGAATCCTTCATTAGGTTCAAATTTTTGCATGTTAAAATCTGCTTCAATAAGCATTGGCGATACTCCTGCCAACCCATT